TGGCTGCATCTGTCCACCGTGTCCGTATTGCTTAATTGGGCCACCTTGTTCTTTATCGTCAAAATACTGAGAATAATATAACTTTCTACCGGCTGGCGAAAGACCTTTAACTAATGAATAAGTGTCTTCAGAGGAGGCGTCACCACCAATAGCACTTAGGAGGGCCTGCGTTAATAGAGCATCCTTTGCAAACTGTCTCCCAACTTCACTTTGAGCATCATACATTTCGGGGCTTCTGCTTTCTGGGTCTTGTAGGGCTCTATATCTTGATACGTCTTTCATTCCCATCATTTCGGGAGCGCCCAACTCAGCTAAAAACCTATTGTATAATCCAGAGGTTTTAGAATAGTCAACCTTACCACCCTCTTGATACATAGGGGATTTAGGTTGGGATAAGCCAGTCTCCATAGAAGCGGAGGCAATAAGAGCATCCATAGCCGTATTGCCATTCTGCATTTGCTGCATGGCACGACCTTCATTAGTGATTTGTTTTAATACAGGTAAATAATCAGGGACGACCTCTTTGGGTATTATCCATTCGCCGCCCTCTAATTCAACGGGCTGTTCATCGGCAACCATGCCGGCGACTCCGCCGTGTTCGTGTGATGGCCCCCGTACTAAACCGTAACTGGGGAACCTGCTTTTTTGTTTAGCCATATGGTATGTGGATTCATAGCTATTTTATGTGTTTATAAACAGTTGGGTTAAGATACACTTAACACCTTCTCAATCTAGGGGTATTTCTGTCAATAATGCAAGAAAATAAATAATTAATTTCTAGCACCCGTTAACCAGTTGTATTTTTTAAGCTTAGGCATTATCCGACCTTTTCTCTTTTCTGCCTTAAAGCCCTCTTTTGTAGTGGCTT